GGCCATAAATATCCATGCCCCTGAGTGGGTTCGGAGTGAGTGAATCCGACACAATGGTATTCAGTGGGTGCGAAAGAATGGAAACTTCTTTTCCGGATAAAGCTGCAATGCCTCTTTCCGAAATAAAAATGATGGATCCGTGAATAGGCAGGGTATTTCTTCCAACACATACTTCTGAGTTCATCGGTACTATTGCTGAGAACAGAACATTGCCGTCACCCTGCATCAAAGCGTAAATTCCTTCCGTGGTAAACACGTTCATCGGGTACTGACCGAACTGTCCGGTTGAAACTGTCTCGGTAGTGGAGTCCATAGCGACAATCTTTCCGCTTCCCACCCGGTAAGAGTGTTTTGAAAGGAAAGTAAACGGATTATCCACCTCAGAAACGATGATCCGGTTTTGGTCAATGTAACTATTCAGTGTATTTGGAGCAGAAAACAGTGTTAGGCCCGGCAGTGTTTCTCCGGCGTGCTGAATTATGACCGTTGTGAAGTTGAAATACTTGTAAGTGGAAAACATGGATGCGGACCATGCCGGATTGGAAGCAAAACCATTCTCCCTTGCCTGTCCCCAAGATACATTGACGTATTGGGCAAAGTTGCTGTTGACCGAACTTGTCAAAGCCACTTCTTTGAGGAACATTTCCGCATCATTAGATGGTTGAATGATGGTAAATACCATTTTGTACGCTCGTCTATCCGGGTAACCTATCTGCCCGGGCAGTGCAATCAGCCTGTCATTGCTTGGGGATAGCGTGTAAACGCCTCCGTTGTATGAATATTTCTTGTACGTCTTGTAGGTTTGCGGTGTCCGGATGATTCTTTCACCGTCCGAGGTTTTCAGGTAAGCGTAAGAATAGCCTGAGAAATTCTCTGATCCTGCCGAACGAAAAACATTGTCCCCGTTATTCACACCTTTGACGATGGAATCAAAAATTGCATCCACCGGTTGTTGAAGCAGGTACCCGTCACTCAGGTTTACTTTGATATCTCCCAGGAGTAACCTGGAATTGTAAACTTTTGATGCTTTCGGGACTGAAACGTGCCATGACTCATCCGCCAAAGAGAATGTTTCCCTTGTAGCGTAGTTATTCCAATAGTTTTTCAGGTCGATTTTCATGTTGTAGAATCCACCCGAACCTTGCATATTGACAATATCTTCAAGGTTATGGGTGCCTACTTTGTACCAGATTTCGGGGTCGTTGCCTTTGTCCCGGAAGAGTTCGTTGAGTGCGAAGATTTTTGAGTAGGCATAAGGCGAGTCATTCACTGCCAGTCTCAGGGAATCACTCTTTTGCAGTTTACCCTTATCTAAATCAAAAACTCTTTGTGGCGCCGAAGCGAAAACCTCAATACCCTTGATGAAGTTTTTCACATTACAGGTGTTCCCGGCTACCGTGTTGTCAGTCAGAAGTGTGTCAATAACTGAGGACTGTACTGATAAAGAGTAAAGATTTGAGTAAAGTTTTGGCCGGTAGTTCATGATAGAGTTACCACCCTCCCCTGTTGTGCTTGACTTGTAAAGACTGTTGTCCACCTTTGCACCCCATGAGAAAATTGGTTGAGTTGGGAAAAGTATCGTATCGTCAAAAAGTCTCAGGCCAATCCTAAACCAGCATACCCCCGGTAACCCACCCTGCTCGGCAGACATTTTGCTTTCCAATTTGTAAATATCATCCAAAATGGCAATGTCGAAATCATCAACAAATGAGTGAGTGTGAAGAAGGTAGTATTCATGGTTCACTCCCTCGAAAACAGTAGGGTTATCACTCGGGCATACCCTGAAATCAATCTTCCTAAAGTCATAAACATTGGCTCTCTTATAGGTGATCCGGTCGTTATCGTCCGTATACCCAAAGTAAACCCTGAGTTGAGACGAAGTAATCACGTACAGGTAATTTTTGAACGAGCGAATCTCGAGCAATGTACTTCCGTCCGAGCAAACAGAAGAATCGAAAGCGGTAACAGTGGATTCACTGGCCGTGCCTTTCCCTCCGAAGTTTGACAGTACCCCATTGTCAAGTTTAATCCATGACTCCCACTCTGCTGTTTTGTGCAGAAAGGTTTTAGTCACTGTTCCGGCCATAGTCAAAGGGTGTGCTGACCGCTTCTTTCCAATGGGTCGAAGTACATTACCCTCATGTCGAAGGTTAATCAAATGGGACAGTGTACCGTTCTTTGAAATTGAGGTAAAGTCTGTCGTTGTCAGGGGTATGTCAATTCTATTCTCCATTTCCGTCCATTATTAAATTATCTTCCTCAGTTAAAATAACTCCTTTGCCACAGGCAAGGACTACAACAGCATTTGCAAATTCAAAGTATCCTGTTATTTGAGTCTGCTTGTTGTTCAAATAAACCTTTCCGGCTTTAATCCGGCGGTCAAGTGCGGTGCGGTATTGTTCGTTACTCATTGGGTAAAAGTTCTTCGTTGATTAAGGCGTAATAAAGGTTTTGCCACTCATGAACGAACATCCCGCGCCTCTTGAAGTCGTTGTTCCAAAGAGTGCAAATATTATCTTCCATGCTTTCAGAACCATCCATTCTTTCAATATCTCGCAGATAGATATAATCTCCCGAAAAAACAATCTTCTTTCTGTGGGTTAAATGGTATTCGTGATTACCAAAACCATTCTTTTGTGACCCTAATTTATTATGCCATTCTTCGGTTAATGGGATTGGCTCAAAACGATCCATTGAAAATGCCACATAAAGATTTTTGTTATCAGCATCAACATATTGCGTCGTTCCACAATACAGTTTATCACGAAATGCTCTTACTGTAACCTCAATCTTTGTGCCATCATCTGAAATAAAGTAAATTGAATTTCCAATTCTACACTCTTTCGCTTCCATTTCACTCAGTTTTAGCTTCTTCAATTACTACTTCCACATCTTCTGTTGTATCTTTCTGATAATTATTTATTTGTATAAAACTACTCTGGTTTAATTTACCCATAATGGAGGCCATCATTTCCTCTTGGTTAATGCTCGCTCCATTCGCCATTTTTTGAAGCGCCGGAAGAATACTTCCTCCACCCTCCTTGATCTGGTCACTGTCATTTTGAATAAGAATGTTCATTTCCTTAATGACAGAAAGAAGGTTGTCAACTCTTTTTTCTTGGGGAATAATCTCTAAAATTCGGTCAATAGCCAATGTTCGGGCACTGACAGCCTTGTCAATGATTTTATCCACCCCCATATCAATTCTTTCCATTGCCTGAGTGACGTTTGGAATGACAACTACGCCATCCTCGGGGTGCGTACCCGCTATTCGAATGACAAGTTGGTCAATAACTGCTTTGGCCGTGGAGTCAATTTCTTCCGTAAAGGTATCGTACCTCCACATTTTCAATGTTTTGGGATTCATTCCCACCATTTTTCCGGTTAGATTGTAGTCCCAACCATTTGCCCTGCAAAGCTGGTTAATGACAGCCCTCTCCTTTGGTGAAAACACTTTTTTGGGATTGGACATTAATCTTCCTACCCTCTGACTGACTATGGTTTCAATCTTCATCCCCTGTCTTCCGGTAATTCTTGTGCCGTCCGGTCTACGTTTTGATGCCATAAGATAAAATATAAACTCTTACCAAAGATAATTGATTTTTTCAAAATATATCCACTTTACTGCTAAATAGTTGGGTATTTTCACTTTGTCAAAATATAAATTGACGTATGCTAAAGATTAGATTCTTAAAACTATGGCAGAATCAGCAATTAAGAGGGTTAACGATGACAGGATAGACGAATTGGAGGCCATTATGGTAAACAATATGCCACCTGTCGAACTGCCCTTGAAGCACATTTTCTGCAAGGGAATGTACCTAAGAGAAATATCCTGTCCTGCCGGGACATTAATCACCACCAAAATTCACAAACAGGAGCATCCTTTTACAGTTTCAAAAGGCAAATGCCTGGTATGTATTGACGGAAAAGATTGGGTTGAAATATCAGCACCCTACACCGGAATAACAAAAGTTGGTACCCGAAGAGTAGTATTTGTCGTGGAAGATTGTGTTTGGACAACATACCATAGGTACCACACTATCAAAGGTTCAGAAAACGAACTGACCGAAGAGGAAAAACAGAAAATTGTTGACCGGATTGAAAGCCGGATTATTGAAAAGCATCACAACGCACTAATGTATAGGAGAACCTGTTATGAAAAGAGTATTCCAGAGCAGAATTGAAAAAAAGCATGGAACCTGCGAGCAGGCCGCCGTTGCATCTTTATTTGAAATGTTTATTGATGATGTGCCCAATTTTATTGAACTTGGTGATAAATGGTATTATGCTCTTGTTAATTTTTATAATGACAAGGGCTATGGACATATATGCGAGTTTAATCCAAAGGGAAGATCCCATTTAGTAAAACAGGTTTTAGAACACGATGGTGGAGTTAATGGATATTGGGAGGCAACAGTAGAAAGTATTTGTCTTGGACCCGGTACAACTCACGCCGTTATCATTGACAAGGATATGAATGTTGTACATGATCCTAATCCAAACAATTTTGGGCATACGTATAAGCCCGAGGATATAATATCAATTTGCACCGTAAAAGATGATTGGCATATTGATCTTGACGGACAATTAAAGATCGAAGAAAAGGAGGACTAAGTTATGGCATGGGTAGCAGTAGGCGTATCGGCAGCATCGGGAGTTTACGGACTCATAAAGAGCGCACAGGCCAACAAGAAAAATAAGTCGTTGGTGAAAAAACAACAGGGACTTCTTGATCAGGAATATTTACCAGACATGAACAGAAGATACCTTGAAACAGAACAGGGATCTTCGTTTCTGTCCACGATGAGGGATAAGTTAAAGGAGAATAACCAACAGGCACTTGACCGTTCAGCTATTACTGGAGGAACAGATGAAGCAGCACTGGCCGCCCGTGACAATAATGTGCGTTCTTACGGTGACTACCTGAACAAACTGCAAGGTTACGGCACTCAGTACACGCAAGGACTGAAAGATCGCTACATATCAGGAAAGAATCAGTTGTTCGGCACTGAATTGAATCAGAACGCTTCCGATTCGGCTTCCGGTGCAAATGTGTTTGGTAACTCAATGAGCAGTATAGGGGATGTCGCCCTAAGATCAATGTTTGATGGAAGTAAAGTGCCGGGAACAGGGGCCGGGTTTGCATTAGACCCTACGTTAATGTCAGGAAAGACACCGAAACTGAACTTTACCCCTAAATTCTAACCGCCATGAACCTATACGATGATCCGTTTGTAAGGAAAATGCTCGATGGCACCGATGGCCCTGATCCTAATTTAACTCAGGACCAGTCCGGATTAAATATGCAGACTCAGCAGTTTGTACCTAACTCGGTATTCCCGGAACATCAGCAAAGAGTAGCGGATGATCCGGCCCTGATGGATACCCCGGCCAATACTACCATCCCTGACCCTACAATTCAGCCGGCCACAGCCCAGCCGCCGAAAATACAATCCATTCTTGACCTTATAAGGGAAACTAAGCCTGTTCAAGACCCAACTCTTGACGAGCGGTACAAAAAAGCAGCCATGTTGGACTCTCTTGGACAGGCATTTGGAAATTTAGCCGGAGCAGTGGGTGTAGGAATGGGTGCAACAGTTCCGAAACTTGCGCCAAACAACAATATTGCAAGGCTTTATGGTATGAGGGATGCCGAAAAACAAAGGTACTTGCAACAAAAACGTGATTGGGACAGGCAGATGCTTCAAGGCAAGATTCAGGAAATGGGAATGGATGCACAGGCAAGGAAAGATAAGGAAACGGCAGACCGTTGGAATGAAGATTATGCCCTTAAGGCCGAGAAAAATAAGCAGGACTACGAAATCGCATTAGGCAAAGCAACAACCGCAGCAGAACAGCAGAAAATTACCAATGATTTCAAGAAAATAGGACTTGAACTAGAAGCTGAAAGGAATAGAATTGCACTGATTCGTGCAAACAAACCTTCCGCCTCGGAGACGGCAAACGACCCGAATAAAATTATTTACACATGGAGAAATCCATACACGCAAAAATTGGAGCAATACAATTCTGCCGACTTTGCAAATTTGTTTGATTCCGCAAAGCTGAACAAGTCAACCGATGACATTAAAACCATAATGTCAAACTACCAAAATAATACAAAGGACGGGCAAAAGGAGATTGTTACAAGAATGCTCAACGAGAGAGCAAAGTCAGAAAAAGAATTATCAGACAGGGCAAGTTACATGGTAGGTTCTGCCGATATGGACAAAAAACCACAGGCATATCCAACACCTACAGGTAAACCATTAACCGCAGAACAGTTAGGCAATCACACTCAACCGGACCCCGCCCCGCCTGTTCCCGGAACTATTACTGGTCCGGCGGTAGGTTCTCATGCAACCACAAAAAAGGATTGGAGTAAATACAAAAGAAACTAATTATGGCTGATCCGCAATTTATACGGTCATTCAAAGATGCTGATGGCAAAACATACGATATACCTTCTGATGAGGCCAATGACTTTGTGAAAGAATTTCCCAAAGCACAGGAGATTCATTCTTTTGTAGTCGGTAAAGATACCCTTGATATTCCAAAAGAAGAAGTCGCTGATTTTGTAAAGGATATACCGGAAGCAAAACCGCTTCAAAACTATGATTTGGGCCAACCTGTTCCTGTTCAACCAAAACCCTTAATAGCAGAACCAGAGACAGGCAAAGACACAAAGCCCGATCACGGCTACCTTATGTCAAATATCCTTCAGGGGATTACTTCGACCGAGAAATGGATTTACGATCTCCCGAAGCTTCTTTACAAAACAGCAGCACTTCCCTTTGAAGGGCTTGCCAATGTTACCGGATTCGAAGCGCTCAGGCCACCTTCCACAGAACAAATTAATAAGGGTTATGAAAAGATCCCCGGAGTAGGTAATATCAGTAAAATGCTCGGTGATTATTCGGACTACCTGCAAAACAACATAGAGGCCGATCCTGACGCAAAGAAAAACGTTATAGATACTTTCACCAACGGGATAAGGAATGGTGACATTAAAGAAATAGGCACCGGATTTAAGCTCTTAGGTGGTCAGTTATTGCAGTCTCTTCCTTCAACCATACTTGCCGGAGCAGCCGGAATGAAAGCGGTTGATACCGGACTGAAAATGACACCTTACCTGAAAGAATTAGCGAAGTCATACGCACCCCTTACGGCGGTATTTGCGGAAGGCAAACTTGATGAGATTGAAAAGAATGCACCGGATCTGCCTAACGCCGAAAAGCTGACTATTGCATGGGCCAACGGATTCTTTGAGAACCTTTTTGAAAGAGAACTCGGAGCCGGAGCAGTGGCACAGTCTTTGGCCGGAATCATAAAGAATGCCGGAAAAGAAGAAGGCGCAAAAATTGTTAAGCAAGGCTTTAAGAAAACTTTTGCCGAAATGCTTACCGATAAACCCTGGATGGCACCATTTGGGGAAATGTTTGAAGAAATGGGTACGCAGATTTCCGAAAATGCCTTTGACAAATACTTTGGGTACAGACCCGAAATGAGTCTCATGGATGGAGTGGCCACGGCCGGACTTGCCGGATTAACGATGGGTGGCGCTTTCGGTGGAGTTATCTCAGGAACAAAATACGGTGTCGAAAAAGTCAATCAGGCCGCTTACAACAAAAGAAAGTCAGACCTAATCAATCAGGCCGGAACACACATTGATGAAAACGTTATTCCCCTGATTAAACACGACACTTCAGACCAAATTATTGAAGTAAATCATAAAGGTAAAGGCTGGTTTGTGGTCAGTGGTGATGTCAACGACCCATCATCCATGCTTATCCTTGCCAACAAAGAGAATCCACAGGAAAGGATTACTCCAAGCAGGGCCGAAATTGACACCAAGGATATTCTTTACATACCAACTTCCGAGTTTCGTGACTCACAACTGCAAGATCTTAAAGATCAATTTGCAGAAATTGAGGCAAAGAAGAAGCAGAAAGTCCAACAGGAAGATCATGCCGCATCATTCACGCTTAATGACCCCGTAACCATGCCAGATGGCAGAACCGGAAAAATAATCCGTATTGAGGGCCGCGACCAATTCTTTGTCGTTCCAGATGAAAACGAAGGTCGGGAAGTCAACCCAATGCTGTTTAGTCCGGCAGAACTCACAAAGATTCAACCCCCAACAGATCAATCCACCATTGAACCAGTAACAGACCAACAAAATGAGCAACCATCAAACACCAATCCAGTTGAGACAAAGCCAAAAGAGCAGCTTATCAACATCGGAACTCAAGCAGAACCTCAAAATACGAGGCTTATCACCGACCCGGATGGGATCAAACGAGTTGATGCGAAGTTCGATGACCAAGCCTCCGCTAATAAAGCTGCTGAAATTATTCGTACAAAAGGTAAAGTATCAGCTAACTACGATGTAACAGTTGACAGAGTTGAATTAAATCCTGACGATGAATTTACTGATGTAATCTATACCGTCACACTTCGCCCAAAGGTGGCCGTAAGTTCCCAAATATCTCCTAATTCTGAACAAATTGGGAATAATTTGGAATCAAAGGTTTCAGAAACAGCCGTTACCCCCACGGTTGAGGTGACACAGGAGCAAGCCCCAAAGACCTCTACTCCTGTTGAGCCTGAAAATGGGAATATTCTCAATTCGCAAATTGCAAATGTTTCAGAAAATGTTAACAATAATTTAATACAAACTGAAAATGTTTCCGAAATAAAGCCACAAGAAACTAATATTGAGACTATTACTGAAACTATACCGACTGAAAGTTTACAGAAAAGTTCAACTCAAAAAGTAAAAAAAGAAAAAAGTGCACCGAAAATTCAAACCGAAGCCTACAATACAGAAACTCACCCAAGAGATGTAAGGGCAATTGTCCTGAAACACTTCATCGGTGGAGGCAAGATAAATAAGTCTGCACTTCAAGAACTGTTTGGAAAGAAAAACAGCACCAATAGGGACGCTGCGGTTGAGGCTGAACGCAAACCAAGATTCACATGGGTTTCAGATTCAGAAGGTTCAAGTATTGCACAAATAGCGCACTCTCTTTGGGAAGAACACGGCCTTGACTCGGAAGGAAACACTATTGAAGGAATGAGTGACCAGGACTTCCGCAACGAAATTGAAGATGTAATCAAGAGTTATTCTTCCCCTGTTCAAATGGCTAAAGACCTTCTTTCAGTAAATAAGGCCAAAGAAAGCCAATATACTGACGAGCAAATCCTTGAAATGGAAAAATTAGGGATAACAAATGAACCATTGTCAGAAGAAGATGCTATATTTGTAAATAGTGCACCACAAGATGATGCTGAATACATTAACGCTCTTAATGAATACTACGGGTTATCAGCCGAAGATCAAACAGCACTAAATAATTTATACCATGAGTCTTACACAGGAACAGAGAATGGAGTTAGCCAAAGCAGCCCGAAACCTGAAAGCAATGGAACAAGCCAAGCAGAGAACAGGCCAGTCTCACCCGAAAGAGAAAAAATCGAATCCGAAATAACTCAGGTTAAGTCCGATTTAAAGAAGGCAAAATCCCTTGCCACAAAAGCATCATCCCTTTACAATAAGTTAAAGAAATCGCCTGAATTTGGCGGAAAAGGTCAAATATCCCAAGACGGAACAGTTGCGGGAAGTGAAGCTATTGATTTTGGTAATGATGCAATTTTAAACGGTGCGAAGAAAAAAGTAACCGAAGCTAATCAGGCTGTTTCTGAACTCGAAAAGAAACATGCCAAACTTGAAGATTCCCTTGTAAATGTAGTGCATAATCAACAGGAATTGTTTGTTTCTCCCCTCACCGACCTTATTGACCAATCTAAAAAGAAATCAAATACTGTTGACTCTCAACTCAAAGGTCAAGACATTAACCTCAATCCAACAGAAGGTCAAAAAGAAGCCGGAAATTACGCTAAAGGCCATGTAGTAGTTCGGGGAATGAATATTACCATTGAAAATCCAATTGGTTCAGTCCGAAAAGGTATAGACGAAGATGGTAAAGCATGGGAACACACCATGAAATCCCATTATGGCTACTTCAAGCAAACCGAAGGAAAGGACGGTGACCATATTGACACATTCATTGGCCCTAATCCCGAAAGTGAAAAAGTATTTGTAGCTGACCAAATCAATCCAAGTACCGGAAATTTCGATGAAAGTAAGGTGATGATTGGTTATAACACCGTTGAAGAGGCACATCAAGCCTATTCCGAGAATTACGACAAGGATTGGAATGGGTTAAAGTCCATCACGGAGGTTGGTATAGTTCCTTTCAAAGAATGGCTAAATGACGGCAAAAAACAGCACAAACCCTTTGCGGAGTACAAAGAGACTCCTGACCCAACAATAATTGTTCCACTTAACACCCAACCCAATGAAAGCGAAAAAGTGCAAGCCGAAGGTGGTAAAACCGCCAAAGAAGAAGTAAAATCTGAACAACCAAGTGTTGAAACAGTTAAGAAACCGTCTTTGGAAACGGAGGCGGTTTCAGTTTCTCCCCTTGAATCACTTATCGCTACCTCTCAAAAGAAAACAAGTGTAAAAGTTACTTCTCAGGCCGCAAAAGTCTTTGAACCCGGCACAAAAGTCAACACAAAGTTCTTAGGTCAACCACTTAGGGCGACCGTACTTGATTCCCCAAGAATATCCGAAGGAAAACTGAAAGTTAAGTCAAGTGATGGAGTTATCTATACCGTGAAGGTGAGTGATACAAGCGTGGCTGAATCAAGATATTCAATGTTGGATGATATGATTTCTCCTTTCCTTGATTTAGTTCAGGGGAAACAGTCTCAAAAAGCAATTGCAAGAGCGATTCTTTCAATATCAAAGACCAAACAAAAAATTCTTTTCCTAAATAAAGAGGATGCCGCTAATAATATGGTACAAAATGGAGTTAGTCCGGCAGACGCAAAAGAAACACGGATAAAAAATTATCAGGCAGTTCAGATAAAAGGAAGAATTTATATAAAGCCCGAAATTACTGACCCAAGAGAAGTTGGACGACTTATTATACATGAATTAATACATGGTAAAATAGAGTCACAATTTCCCAACCTATTAGATAGGAAAGCGTACTGCGAAGATATTTATCTTGCGTTGGGTAAAAACGAGATTGAATCCGTTGTTCCGGAAGGATATTGGTCTGACCCAATACGGATTCAAGGAGAAGAATACTTCTCTCATAAAGTCGAACAAATAATAGAAAGATTACTTTTTAGTCCACAAAAATCTGCCGAACAGATATTTGACGAAATATTGTCAACAGTTCCAGATAATTCAATTAAAAACGCTATCTTAGAAACAGTAAATCAAACCATTGAACTTAATAAATTAAGAGATGTTATCAACACCCATATTACAGGAAATAGTGTTAGTAAACAAAAGCGATCTATCACCAAAGGAGAAACAGTTAGTAATAGACTGTCTGAACCAAGACACTCCGTGGACCCCAGAAGCGGAGGAACTTCTGAACAAGGTCTACGATACGGTGGGAAAAGAACCCCTATTCAACAGGTAACCCATGCCTACGACATACTTAATCCGGGAGATAAAACGGTATCTGAGGGTACTAAAAAGATTGGCAACAAGAAAGAAAAGCCAGCCAACAATTGGATTTCCCAACGGCAGGAAGTACCGGAAATGGGACAAGTTCATGGAAACCCCGTACATGAAGGCGAAAATGGAAGAAGAAATGGCAATTCCATACCAAAAGAGAGTAAGAAATCCGCTCCCCCAGCAATTAAAATAGATGGAGTTGACCAACCCACTCACGCCTTAGATATTCTCAACGGAACAGCAATGTTCTCCCGTGATGCGAAACCCCTGACAGTTGAAGAAAAAAGGGCACAGCAAAAAGCCGAGATCACAGAAATTGAATGGGTAAAGACTGCTGGAGAAAGACTCAGAAGAGGCATGCAGGATGCGGAACTCTCCGCAAAGTTAATGCAGGAATTTATTGAAAAGGCCACAGGGGAGAAATTACCAAGCCACATGGACGGTTACAAGTCCCAAAACCTTGAATCTTCCAAAAATGCCTATGCCATAAAGCAACTTGAAGAGACTATTGTAAAACCTTTAGTCCGGGCGCAGCTTGACCTAAAAAATAACTACAAGGTTTCCGATGAAGAAATTGCCGACTATGTTATGGCCTCCCATGCACCGGAACGGAACTTAACAGAACGAGCAAAACGGGTTAATGCAGATTATAGCAAGGTAGAAAACTCAGTAGGCACAACAGAACAGGTGGTCAATTTAATGGATGACCTGAAAGCCCAAAACAAATACAAGGAGCAAGTCACCAATATGTCTGCCGATGAGTTTAGGGCCTGGTACCTGGAAAAGAAAAAAGCCCAACTCGAAAAGAAATATGCCGAAAATGACTATGCTGGACTGACCGAATGGATGAATGAAGAAGTTGATAAAGGTCTTTATCACCCAAGCAACAGAGAGGAATCGCGAGAAAAATGGTCTGTTGACGAATTTGCCAACTTCAAAATCAAGCAGTTTGAGGATAAAGTCACGGATAAAAAGCATCTGAAAGAACTTTGGCACCAGGTTAACCGGTTGACAAAATTTTCACTCGATGAAGATTTAAGAAGCGGAAGAATCAATCAGCAGATGTACGATTTTTTACTCAACAGGTGGAAAAAATACGTGCCATTAAGAGGTTTTGAAAACATTACCGCCGGAGACGTATTCGACTACACAACTGGAGAAACTAACGGGATGATTCAGCCCATGAAAAGAATTGAGGGCCGCAGATCAAAAGCCGATGATCCGTTTGCCAACATGGTCAGTATGGCCCAATCCTCAATCATTCAGGGGAACAAAAACAGAACAGCACTGAGCGCACTGTATATGGTTCGTGCTTATCCACAATTTCAAGCGAAAAACGATAAGGCAAGTGGACTGTTTCGTTTGGCAAAAACCGTACTCAGAAAAGACACCGTAACGGGTAGTTGGTTTGAATATGACGAAAACGACGGAGTTGTTCCGCAGGAAGATTTTGACAAAGGTCTCGCCAAGCGAGTTAGCGACCCTTCATCTTTCCTTTTGAGAAGGACAAATCTTCAAGACAAAGAAAGTCAGGTTGTGGCCGTTGAGGACGGAGTACGAAAAGTAATGTATTTCGCAGACCCGGACGTTGCCCGGTCTTATAAAGGAATCAATAAGGAAAGCACCGAGAAAGTTGTTAAGGCTTACACAGCAGTTATAGGGAAACCCACAAGGATAATTACCCGGCTCTGGACAACATACAGCCCAAAATTCATCCTGAGCAACACTCCGGTTGACTTACTGTTCTCTGAGTTTAATCACATGATTAACAGCAACGGAAACTTCATCGGTTTCAATCAGGCGCTTCCCGGATCCGCAAAAGTCCTTTCTAAATATGTTTGGGGTGGTAGGGAATCGCTTAAACCCGAATACGACTCCAATGGTGTCCCGACAAATATGGATGGATTCATGGTGGAGTTTTTGGAGAATGGAGCAGAAACCGGATTTTCACACCAAATGAGCATAGCACAACACAGAATAGCAATCAACAAGTTGCAAAAAGAGTTAAGTGGAGATGCCCTGTATGCGCCTAAAAAAGTTCTCGATGTTGTAATTGACCAAATTCAGCACACGGCAGAACTTTCAGAAGGACTTTCAAGACTTTCAACTTATGTCGCCTCGAGAAAATCTGGAAAGACAAAACAACAGTCCGCTTTTGATGCCCACGAGATAACTGTGAACTTTACCAAGTCCGGTAAATATACCTCTGTATTCAGTCCTTTGTACGGATTCTTTAATGTAGGGTTTCAGTCTTTAAAGACCGGAGCAACACTGATTAATCAAAATAAAGGTAAAGGAATAGCAGCTTTGGCCGCACTGGTTGCACTCGGTTATGCAACGGCGGCGGTACTCTCAGCCACAGGGCCGGAAGATGACAAAGACAAGTCACTCTATTACTCGCTTTCGGACTATGACAGGTTCAATAAATTCATAATTCGTAACGGAAAAGGATTTATCGTCATTACAGTTCCTCACTTTTTCAGGGCTTTCTACGCTTTGGGGGTAGGCATTCACGACATAACATCCGGCCACAAAAATATGATGGACGGTGTTTTGGATGTTTCGGGGAATATGCTTTCCACCCTCTCACCCATAAATATGCAAGGATCAGGATTCACTAAAGATGGAGCGAGCGCAAGGTTTGTTGTTCCGACCGCACTACAACCCGTTTTAGACCTAAAAACCAATAGTGATGCTTTCGGTTCAAAAGTATATAAAGAGCCTTTCCTTCCGGCCATGAACGGTGTTGATCCGGCTTATACAATGTCCATGCCTTATGTGAACCCCACTTTAAAAGAGGCATCCCGTAAATGGAACAACCTATGGGGTGGTGACGACAACAGATCAATGGAAATGGTTGTCAATCCCAAAACGCAGGAATGGGAACACAACAAACTTAAGGGTATGATAGACTGGAACCCCTCTCAGGTTGAACACGTTTTTGAATATATGGGTGGCGGTGCGGCGAGATCATTCAACGAGCTTGCCAAAACAGTAAACTACCTGATTGATAAAAGTAACGGAAAGGATGTTCCACTTGAACCAAGAAGTACTCCAGTTTTAAGCACCTTCTATCGGGAGCCAAAATCGGTAAATGATATTTCTAAAAGCTACAACCTTCTTAAAAGCAGGATGCAAACACAGGATTTCATGACCGCAAAGGCTAAAGAAGAAATGATTACCAATAAAAATTCAAGTCCTTTCATTAAGGAAATGAGCAATATCTACACACGAAGAAGGATGGCTGCGTACGACATAGCCGAAAAACAGTTGGATGCCCTTAACAAGTCATTCAAGTACGATCCTTCCATGAAAAATGCAGAAATGATGGATAGGGTCAACCAGATTAAAAAAACAGCAGTGGATGAAGTTTTGAAGATCGACAAAAATCTTGAAGAACTCTATAAAACCGGATCAAACGAAGATACCCGTAATAAATCTTCTGCCGATAACCTATTAAAATACCTTCATAAATAAACGCCATGACAGACTTTGCTATTAAAACCGACTACCGGAAATTCAACAAAACCTCTTTAGGTATTGAAGATACTCCACCGGAACCACAGATACTTCCCTTGGATCAAAATGTTCAGTTGGGAGAAGAGCTGATTCAGAAAGCATGGCGATACTATTCTGCCATGCAAGACTTCCGCACAAGAAGGAAGCGGGCCAGAATGTACCTTCGAGGAGACCAATGGGGAGAACCTGTAATTGTCAACGGCAAGCAAATGACCGAAGGAGAATACATAACCCTTCAGGGAAAGACTCCATTGAAAAATAATAAACTCCAGCAGATCCGCAAAAATGTCATCGGCCAGTGGCGGGGTAACGAAAGTAAACCTGTGGTGCAAGCCATTCAAAAAAGGGATGCCTTTGCCGAAGAAATGCTCACCAATGCTATCTACAAGGTTTACGACATAAACAACATCGCAGAACTCGACACAAGGGCCTTTGATGAATTTACCTTGTCGGGTGCAATTGTCTGTAAGGTCACCTATGAATACTGTAAAGAGCGCAACCACAACGAGATTTACAACGGACTTATCAACGTAAACCGATGGTTTCAGGATACCGATGTTGAAGATGTACGGATGCACGGACTGAAATTCTGTGGTCACTTCATGGATTTGGAGCGTGACCAGGTTATTTCTGCCTTTGCCAAAACCCAGGAAGATATTGACAGGATAGAAGCGATTTACACGAATAAAAACATGGATTCCCAGCCTAATAGCAGGGCCTTTTCTTCGGCAGCTGTGGACAACATTTCTTTTCTCACCGCTAACGATGCCAGTAAATGCAGGGTATTTGAGATTTGGCAGGAAAAGTTAATTCCCGTACTTCATTGTCACGACACCCTCACAGGTAAGAAAATCAGCACCCGCCGCCCAAAAGAAGAAATTGATGAAGTGAACAGAAAAAGGATGGCCGAAGCTATTGCTCAAGGTGTGCCGCCGGAGGCCGTCCCGATAGTCTATTACGAAAAGGCTTTTGAACAAGTTTGGGAGTGTTACTTTGTTTCACCTTACGGACATATTCTCTATCAGGGAGAAACACCATATACCCACGAATCCCACCCTTTCATCGTTTTGATGTACCCATTAATTGACGGTGAAGTTTGGGGTATGTATGAAGATATTATCGACCAACAACGGTATATCAACCGAATGATTATCCTGTATGACTTCATCATTTCAGCCTCAGCTAAAGGGGTTTTAATTGTGGATGAAGCAAGTATAGCAGACGATTTTGATTTGGACGCAATTGCTGAAGAGTGGGTAAAATACAATGGCGTTATCAAAATGAAGTTAAAGGCTGGTGCGGTTGCTCCAAAACAGGTGTCGGCCAACTCAACCAATGTAGGACTTCAGGAAATGATCGCGCTTCAGATGCGTGACCTTCAGGAAATATCCGGCGTACACGGAGCATCGCAGGGAGCCGAAGCTAAGTCAGGAACAGCAGCTTCACTTTACGCTCAACAGGCACAGAACGCAGCTACTAACCTCAGAGACCTGTTTGAAACTTTTGTGAACAACTATAAGCAAGCAAGGGATACCAAGATAATGAAGTTGATCCTTCAATATTACAATGAACCTCGGTCAATTTCTTCATCCAAAGTCAGTGTACGGGCAGGACAAACAGATATGTTCGACCCTGACGTTATCCGTGACATGGAATTTGATTTGCATATTACCCAAAGCTCCGACACCCCTGTTTACCGTCAAATGATGGAGACAACGCTTGTCAGACTTTTGGAATTACAGGCTATTGATGTTGAGTCGTATCTTGAAAACAGTTCTGTCCCATTTGCTCAGAATCTTTTGGAGTCAATTCAAAAGAAAAAAGCTGAGTTTGCTGCACAGCAACAAGCCCTTGCAGCAGCCAATCCGCAAGCAGTAGCACAACCCCAAGAAGCGCAGTAGTGGTTTTCATAGTTAGTTTAGTTAGTGGTTGAAGAAAAGCCGGGTATTTTAGCCCGGCTTTTTGAATTTAATTAATCCAAGAATTTGTAATCCACTTATAAGCAGGTTTCTTAACCCACTTCATAACCATTTTTCCTGTTTTGGGATCTTTTACCCAAATAGAAGAACGGTTTATGGAGTCCATGTGCTTGCAGAAATTATCAAGAATTTCTTTGGTCTGGTCATTGAGTTGCGACTTAGGAACACAAACAGTTTTATTTTGTCCACAAAATTTTACTCCCGGAATGGCTTTTCTTAATTCATTTTTTGTTGTAATCATAGCTATCTGATTTAGTTCGTTTCAATTATCCCCTCCTCCACCAACCATCTTTCCCAAAAATCATTCCAATTGGCTTTACGATTTTTAATGAGGCAGATTTTATCTCGATAAATTATTTTAGGCTCATCTTTATTTGCATCACGCTGGTATGTAAGTGTACCTGAATACCCCCATGTGTTTCCAGATGAATCCACGGTGAAAAAAGGCCCCGAACTACCCCATGAATTACTCATTAATTTATATTCTGCACAACTCTGCTTACTCCAAACTGTGTCTTTCGGTACTCGCTTGTAGGCAATAATCTGACCATTAACTTTTACCGGAATGCCTTTAGTATGGATTATTCCGACTTCCTTCACGGTATCAGCCACAAGTTTGTTGCAGTCTGCAAGATATTTCTCCCAAAAATATAATATCGAATTTGTTGGTGGGGCGTTATAGTCCAAGTGAGTGATTGGAGTATTCCAGTCAAACTTTGGTGGATAAACATGAACGGTGTCGCCATTTTCTTTTGCCATTATTACCTGACCTGTAATACCTTTTGCTTGGTCTACAAGTCCCAAGTAGGTATCCTGACTGAATCCCAATATTGGGATAAAAAGCATAATAAAAAGTAGTTTTTTCATTTTGAATTTGTTTTTACTGGTTATTTATCCGTGTGACTGAACAGGTTTCCGAGGACACAAATCACTGTTTTCATCACAACAGTGCAATATTTTTTTGAAAATAACCCCGTTTGCCTCATATCGTGGACAGTCGATGTTATTTGGGTAACATACTTTCTTTGGATTTGGGCCTTCTTGCAAAAATCCTTCGGTTTCACTAAAGTCAGGTTCATCTATAGTCGAATCTGTGAGAAAGGTATGTATTACCATTGCGTCTGACACAAGTTTTTCAGCACCGCACTTGTCGGCACTGCAATTGTATGCCATCCTTATGCAAAACTGCCTGAGTTTAATGTCTTTCATTCTTTCGGACATTTAACGATTTGAATAAACCCAATCATATCATTTTGGTCATATGGTGTTTCGTAGGAAGAGCCTTCGGTGAAGTGCGGAAGTTGACTTTTCCACATTTCAAGTTCAATCTCTGCTTTGTAGCCTGGGAGAATTACTTTTGGTGCATTGGCTGAAATAAGTCCTGTTTTGTGGATATTGTTGATTGGTGAAACAATTCCACAGTAGCCGGGCTGAATATCCAAGCCTATGCCTGTTTGCAGCTTCAACAAGCCAATAGAATTGGGAGCGCATGACTTTATCCCTCTGCGGTAGATAATGACCGTAGAGCCGTTTTCTACGTCAAATTTGGAGTCATTGTGAAGAACTCTAACCATGAATGGTTTTTTCTTCTTTAGGAATTTGGGTAAGGTGAATTTCATAGTTTATCCGATTATAATATTTGCAAGTTCTCTTTTGATTAGTCTCTCCATTAACAATGAAGCACTTGTTCCTTCAAGTGTGCATCCACATGACTTCATCACCATACAGGTGCCAAACTCAAATTTGTATCTGTCGCCTCGCCACGTGAAATAAATTGCACCATCTTTTTCAAGGTCGATTTCTTTCATTTGCTCAGGATATGGCAACGCCCTATTCAGAACTTCCATTGCCGCACCTTTTGATGTGGTTAAGTTCCTCATTTCGCAAAAGTTAATCGTTGATAGTGGTCATTCCCCAAAGGACACGTTGCCCCAATCCTGAAACAGCAAATCTCATTCAGCCTTTTGGCATCAAGATTCTTTTCAAAGACTCTGATTTTCCTGAGTTTTGCAATTTCGTTCACGTTCCCAACGAAGAAAGTTGCACCTTCTCCTTCGATTACGTAGTAGGTCTTGTTATCGACCTTAAACCTTCTTTTAGCGAGGTTTTTAGCACGGGTGTAAGAAAGGTACTTCCAATTGTAAACCATTGCTTCCTTCACTCCCGAGAACCAAATGGACAAATACCCGACCAACCACTTTATCAGGAACATAAAAGTGTTGTGATTACTTTTTGCTCCTTTCAAAATGGCGTTTCTTTGTTCTCTGAGAATAGCATCAACGTCCCTTGTCCAAATGGTGAAGAAATACTGCCATCTTCCATCCTCAAAAATTCGGTCACGAAAACGGTATTCTCCGTTTCTGCTTTGAATTTCAAACTTCTTTCTGAGTTTTCTTAGTAGTTCTGCTTTCATGGGTTTATTAATAATGGGTTTAGTTTTGATACTGCAATTTCCCAATCTTCCCGATCAATAATAACATGGTTTACATCGAGTTGATTTACCTTCTCCATTTTTGGGTGCGTATGTAGAAATGAATTTCCAAAAGGTATGTATGTGGGATCATCTGAGTTTACACCTTTCACATCCTTTGGCGTATGTTTTTCATTTTCACTATCGCGCTTCTCCGAACGTCTTTTTTTTCTGAGATCAACGTACCATTTAAGAATAACTTGTTCTTGTTCAGATTCTTTCTTATCTCCGTAAGCGGAAACAAACGCCTCAATCACCCTAATCCTTTTTTCTTGCCGAATAATCATAGCCCATTGTTGAATAAGCACCAACAAACATCCAATTCCCAGAATCCAATAAAATAAGTGTTCCATAATAAAAATATTTAGTGGTTAAAATCTACTATCTACTGCCCCCGCTGTCTGCTGAAGCCTTCTCCCTGTGGAAAATTTAACTTCTGAAACCGGATCCATGTTGTTCATACAAACCCACAGTCCTATTGCGGTACACATAACCCTGTCGTCCCTTGCACCGTCAACGGCTCCATATTCTCCATTATCTTTTAACTCGTATTGGTCGCACTCCACAAGCGTTTCATCGTCATAGTCAACATATCCGCCAGTCCTGAGTGCTGTCCTCAGACCGGATATAGCCATAGGTTTTGTTTGTGTGTTGGTATGAAATCCGTATTGTGCGGGTTTACCCTCCCTGATCTTATCAATGGAAGTCCGGCAATATAAATTATCGTAAATCTCTTTGATCTCATTCAGTACGGTTAGGAAGTGATCCCCTTCCCCTCTTTCGGTGCGAAGTGAATTACTCTCAACGACTAATAGTGCATTATCATATTGCATCGCTATCCTTGCGGCCATCCAAGCAATCATATCCTGTGGTAAGTGCCCTGCCCATGTAGCAACGGCTTCCGGTACACCTCCCGAAAGAATTGGAATCCTGTCAAAAACACGGATAACTGAGTTATCTGAATCTTTTGTTGTTCCTCCAATATCCACCGAGACCAAATATCTGTTATTGTATCGCTTAGTCAGGTCGGGCATGGCCCAAACCTTAAAACAGCCCTGTTCGTTAGGTACAAAGCTTACTCCTTTCAAAGAATCTAAACCCGTGTCTGCATCCCCTGTAACATCACCGATAAAGGAAGGTTTACATACCCATGTTTTTCTCATTCTGTCAACATCTTCCGGCGGGAAAACACGGGAGCCTGTACTTTGAAATGCCTCCTCTGAAGTGGCCGGAAATTCCGACATCATGCGCCATTCATCGTAATTCTCCCTCTTCATGAAGTTGAAATACCATTTTATTGCCTCCAAAGTAGCCCCAATAGACCATAGCCAAAGTGCCCTTTTACGCTTATCCGGCTCCCAACAATTCATCTCATGAATGAACTTTGAGTAGTTGGAAATAGGTTCTTCGTACAACTCAATTTCCCAAAAACCAATAAACAGAGGATAGTAACCTGACTTTCCTGAAATTGACGCTTGCCACTCCTGATACCAAAAGTTTCCGGTGCCTTTTGCGGTGGATTCCTGTACGATTATGGTATTCTTTTTGTTTAAAATGCCTGAACGAATAGATTGCACAACGTCTTTAGGCTCTTTCCCTTCGGTCTTTTTCCAAAATGCAAGCTCACTCAGGTGCGCCATCTGATACGCAAATGACCTTGAAGCATTAGGCTTTTGCATGGAAGAGACAGTAATGTAGCAGTTCCTTCCCACAATAGTCCTGGTATTTGTCATTCGCTCATACGGTCTTAAAACTACTTCACCGTAGGCTTTCGGGTAGTGTTCGGCTACCTTTGTGAGCATGGAAAGGATGTTTCTTGCCTGATCTTCAACATCGGTAGTAATAATTGAGTTCCATCCGGTCAACCTACGAATCTGCATCCAATCAAAATAGATATGTACCAATGTTGACCCTCCCCACTGACGGGCTTTCAAAAGATTTATCCGTATAGGGAGACTTTGCCACCGGTGTTCAACTTCCAAGACATAAAGTAGTCTTTTTTGAGCATACCGTAATTTAAACGGGACCATGCTTGCTGACTCTTTATCCTGAATCTTTACTGTCTCAATAGCCCAATATTCAAAATCCTCATCAAGCCTTATGTCGGTGAAAGTTTTGTAAACGTCAGCGATATTATTTGGGGTTGGCTTTACTCCCAATGCAATACAGGTCTGGTAGAAACTTCCATTGTGACAAATAAAGTTTATTACCGGATTCAGCATCATTGGTACCGGAAGCCAGAGATTACCTAAGTCAATAATCTTCCCATCCTTATCTTTTTTCTCAAATTCAGCAATGCGCACTTCTATACGGGGAAGCAGACTACCTTTCCCTGTATGCTGATCGTAGGGATCAGTAAACTTTTTCTTTCGAAGATTATTCTCTTTTATGTATTCGGATGCAAGCATTGCGCCTTGATATTATAAATGCTACCATTCTCCAATTGATGTAAAATCTCGGAGCCTCACTTTTAATTGTCTCTACAACCAGTTCCTTTTTGTCCTTCTCGGGGAATCTATTCTTAATCGACAGGTAAGAATCCAAAAAAGCATTGTCCCTCATTCGGGTTAAGTCCCTTGACCTTCTCCTACATCTTCCAGCTTCATGGTGAGAAATAATGCTCATTGCCTCATTGGTGGTCATAAAAAAACAGGGTGCCGGTGATTCTGCTGTGGCCTTGTAGATTTTGTCAATGCGGTGTGTACAGCCCATCTCCTTGATTTTTACATCAAAGATTTTCTTTACCTCATTGTACATATCCACTGTAACCTGTAAATCTCTCGGCATAAGACGATTTAAAAAGTAAACTACTACAAATATAAACTAATTATTTCAAAATATAAACTATTATTCTTATGTTATTCAATGATATTTGGTTATGAATTATATTAACTAAATTATTGTGTTATGTCAGAAGTTGCAACAGACGGTGGAAGCGCAGCAAGTACAGCACCAGCAGGTGATGTTCAGGTTGAATCTGCCGAAGTAACCCAACCGGTAGAAACCGCCGAAGAATCTGCTACCGAAGAATCTGATACCCCTGCCGCCGAAGAGGTTACGGAAGAATCAGAAGAGCCGAAAGAAGAAAAGCCTGCCCGAAAATCGGCTAAAGAATGGGCGAAAGAAACCCTTGAGAGAGACTTTGACGACGATGAGCAAGCCGATGAATTTGTTCGGGACTTTGCCGCAAAATCTCAAACGCTGAATAAACAACTGCTTAACTGGTTTACAAAAGAACCTGATGTAGCAGACATTGTATCTAAAACAGTTAAGGGCGGAGATTCATTTTGGGAGGTTATGGCTGAATACTTAACACCCGAAGAATATGCAGACCTGATTGACTCTACTGAAAAAGGCAAGGAGAATCGTGCAAACAGGCTTGCTAAGATCGAGGCAGACAAAAAAATGGCTGAGGCCATTAAAGTCAATACTGCTAAAAGCGAAAAAGCCCTTGTTGCTTTCATGGAAGAGAATAACATGGACGAAAAGGCTACAGGCGAGTTCTTTGACAAAACCGTCCTTCCGATCGTGAAAAGATTGGTTTCTCAGGACTTCGACAAAGAGTTCTTCGATATGCTTTTAAAGTCTCACAACTACAAAAATGCCATCAAAGAGGCTTCGGAGGTAGCTGAGATAAAAGGCCGTAATGCAAAAATTGTCACCGAGAAAGAAAAGACTCCGGCAGACGGACTCCCAAAAATAACCGGCGGTGGCATGGGTAAACCGGCAGAAGAAGTGGCACAAAAGCAAATGAGTTCCATTGCAAGAGTTGCCGCACAAAGTGAAGCAGAGCAAAAACGAATTAAGTAATCAGGAATGAAAAAGATACGGCCCGATACGCCAAAGAGACCCCCAAGAATATGTTCGGAATGTGTCACAACACAGGCTACCGAAAGTATTGCACCGGGATTTAGCGCAAAAGCAACAATAGCAAGAGGAAAAAGTAAGTAATTAAAAACAAGAAAAAAATGAAAATGAAAAGGTTTTTCGGGGTGATGGCAGTAGTAGCTATGCTCGCCCTTATTGTGGACTACTCCTTCGGTGTAAGAACATTCGGAGATGTAATGATTGCGGTGGCCCCGGCTGCTTCAATAGTTGATGGAACTGTAACTGTCGAGGAAGGACAGACAGCCGCCCCTACCCTGTATTTGGCAGACATAGACCAGGAAGTTGTTAAAATTGACCCATCCCGATTCCCGCTCGACACGTGTTTACGGCAGATGGCAAAGAGTCGTAAGGTGCAGTCTCAGATTACCAAATTCTACACAAGGGACTACAAGGCATTCAGCGACACGGTACACGCTGCGGTAGTTGGAGCAGATCAGCACTCATTTGATGTTGTTGTTCACAACATTACTACCTGGTCTTTGCATGACACTATTATGTTTGACGGCGTTCCGGCTTACGACCAAAAGGTAACCGTAAATGCTGTAAATGCCAATGCTTCTTTGGTTTGCTACATTAACAAAATCGCCAAAGGCACAAGTACCCTTACGGTTCAGCCTGCTAACGGGAAAATAGTTGGTGGCGTTATGGTTCTGCCAACCGGAGACGATATTGCTGCCGATACTAAGGTTATTCGTTTAGGAAGGGCCGAAGCCGAACTTTCCATGCAGACAAGTTCTTATGCTATCTTCCCCCAAAGTGAGACCAACAACTGCCAGAACTTCATGGCACAGATCGAGCAATCAACTTTTGATGCGCTTACAAAGAAAGAGGTTAGCTGGAACTTCACCGACTTCGAAGAGGCCAATATCAAGGACATGAAGGCCCAAAAAGAACTTTCTTTCTTATTTGGCGCGCGTTCCGAGATTCAAGACCACGAATCAGGTGATAGAATTTACACTTGCGGTGGAGCAACCGAGTTCTTGACTAAATCTTTGGAGTGGGACGATGCAGACTTTGATACTGCCGCACACGCAGACGCTTGGTTTGTCGCTTTGACCAAAAAGGTATTCCAGGGTAACTCCGGCTCTCAATTACGTTACGCCTTCTTCGGGCCAGACTTAGTTGAAAAAATCAACGCCGTTCCGCTTGTACAGAAACAGCTTGACGCTAAAAATGTCGAGGTTAAATTTGGTCTTACCTTCAATGAGATTGTAACGAACTTTGGTATTCTGAGGGTTATGAAGCATGACCTTTTAGGAGAGATTGGTTATGGTGACAGGGGTTTCGTCTTTGACGTGGCCAAGATGGAATACCATAAATTCATCGCTCTGAAAGAGACTGAACTTGACCTTAAAACTTCCGGCCAGAAAAACGCTCAGGCAAAGGTTATCCAAGAGGTTTCCTGCCCTGTATTCAAATATCCGGATACTCACCTGTATCTGTTAAAAGCATCAGCTTAATATTCTCAGTTTAAATCAAAGGAGAGGGACACCCCCTCTCCTTTAATTCCTCTTTGTTATGCTTAAAATATACATCACCCCCAATAGAGTTGACTTCACTGTTGGTATTAACGTTGGGAAAACAAGGCAACATATCAATTTCGCTCCCCGTCAGACCGCCGGAATAAGAACGGGTACATTCTCCACTTCGGACGAAGAAGTGCAAGAAGCACTTGAATCTCACCCAAATTTCGGAACCAAATGGGTCTTAGTGAAAGAAAAAGTTGTCAAAGAAGTTGCGCCGGAAGTAACCGTCACCGGACTTGTTGTTGTTCCAAAAAGTATTGTCAGTCATTTCCAGACGGCAAAAAAATATCTCATCGACAAGGGTCTTGCTACGGCAGAAGATGTTCGCACTAAAGAACAGGTTTTAGCTGTGGCAGAAAGTAACAAGATTGTATTTGCCGGATGGCTCAAAGACGCTAATTAAAATTGCCATGTCAACAAGAAGTGAGATAATCCAAATGGTAATGAAGAAGATGGATGAGTTAACCCCTTATAATGAGGGGTTAGTCTTAACTCCGCTATCTTCACAAAAGCCAATTGAAAGCACCATAGAATCAATACTCGATGAGTGCGCAAGAGATATTCTTGTCTCTCATCCATTATCAAAACTTCCACTGACATCAATTATTCCTATCCCGATAGGACAACCGGACGGTTCAGGATTTATAACTCTCCCATCCAATTATTTACGACTTGTATCTTTGCAGATTAAGGGATTTAAACGCGATGTGGTCAACCTGATCTCTCCGGAAGATCCTTTGTATAAACTACAATCGAACCCTCACGTAAGAGGCTCCAAAAACAAGCCAGTAGCATTTTTAGCACAGAAGGTTGTGGGTGGCACTCCCCGGCAGGTAATTCATTATTTCTCACTCAATGCAGGCGACACCCATACGACAGAGCAATTTATCTATGTGGCACTCATCCCGGCTGAAAACTTCAATTCCTACCTGCTTGATGGATTAGGATGGCTGGCTGCATCAAAAGCCCTTGTGGCCCTCGGACACGTACCGGAAGGGGCAAAAGCGATGGAATTATTCTCACAATTTAATAGCAGAAGATAATGACACTTGCATTAATTGTAACCAGGATAGAAGAATTAGTCAATAAGTGCGTTGACGCTGTAATGGCCGGGTACGCCAAATCTACCGACCTTTTTTCAGGTGATCACAAAGACCTGACCAATATAGGCACTCGCACCCATGAGCAAATTGACGAGTTTATTGCCGGTGTTGAGGCTGGAAATGCAAACGTAGGCTCGCACGCCGCTTCTCATGCTATTAATGGTAGTGATGAAATTACCCCTGAAAGTATCGGTGCAGCCCCGGCAGAACATTCTCATCCGGCCACCGCTCACGCACACAGTTTCTCACAAATCGCAGGTGATGCAGCAGATAACGAAAGCCTTACGGCTTATGTCAATGAAGAAATTGCGGCACATGCCGGATACGGGAACCATGCCGCCAATCACTCAGAAGGAGGGAGCGACCAGCTTACTCCGGCCAATATAGGTGCGTCTCCTGATGACCACGTTCATACATGGGATGAAATAGAAGGCTCAGACCCTTCGGCAAACTCGGTTTTGGACACCTACGTTAAGGGATTAATTACGGCAGGTGCAGAAGGAGTTCAGATTGAGACCTGTAAAGTTTCTGGGACAATGGTTCAAACTTCTGGACTCACCCATACCGTTTCGGCCCTCGAGTATAAAATATTAGGTGAGAACTATACCTCAGTCGGTGGAGAAGTAACATTTGACGCAGAAGCAAGCGACCTAAAGCGCATTGATCTGGTTTATGCAGATACCGCAGGATTGATTCACATTCTAAAAGGAACAGCGTCTGCTAATCCTATTAAGCCCGTACTCGACAATTCTTATGTTGAGATAGCTTCAATTTTGATTGATGGCTCAAATACATCGGTAGGAAATAGAACTCGGGTATTCACCATTAAGTTACCGTCGGCCACAACAGTTGCGGGCAGATTGTCTGCCAATTGGGGTGCGGCATGGGATGGCGCTGGTGCGCCGATACAAGAAGGGGTGCACTTTCCATCCGGATGGGTACTGAGTGCATATTTTGCAGATCCAACTTCATTATTTATAAACCATTCTCTTGGATTACATATTGTGGATGTCAAGGTTTATTCCATCGCAGACACATTTGAAGCAATCAAAACAGAAAGGTTATTGATTGGTAGTGCAGCTTATTCCGGAATAATCGCTCCTGATGTAAACGGGGTAATTATAGAGTCGTTAGCCACAGTTCAAACAACCCTGTATATCCACATTACACTGTCTGACAGATCTAATGCCTAACAATGACACCGCAAATACCTATACAGGATTTTGAGTTGCACAAACCACAAATAGCTTGGACTGCCATTGTCCGAAACATAGTGGTGCTTGGTAATTATCGGTATAGGTGTACTGTTACCCCGATTGACATTAACGAACCCGGTGGAGAGTTGGCCGAAAAAGAGGTGGGGTTCTTTCTTATAGACTTCATTGGCTCATTATATATCCTTGATACAATAAATGTCAATTCTGATCCAAATGTGATTGAGGTTGAGGACATATTCAATACTGGATTTTGCCCGCAGTCGGGTCAGATAGCAATAATATACAAGTCTGTTTGGGATGGGACATCCCCTTTTATTGCACCCGTAAAATTAGATAAACTCGACAAGTCGGCCAGAGACAATTACCAGACCATTGAAAAAAGTATTCTTTGGATCAGTCAGCAGCCTTTGGAGTTGGCATACGAAAATACAAATCACCCATCTGTAACCTACACCGAATTATACAGAAAGATTTTTACCAACAACCCCAAAATAATGCTTGTTACTCCAGAATTTGATCCAGAGACAGGACAACCAACGGGCAATGAACTGGAAAACGTTTCCCGCCCAAGAAGGGTTATGGACAACGGGTTATTGGTCGCTATTGAATATGACTTGGCAGACACGCCCGAATTACAGAGTGGTAAAATAATCATTTCACGATGAGAAACGCACTGATCATATTGTCTTTAATTATTTTCCTATTATCAGGAAAATGCTTTTCACAGGACACAAAACCGTTGACAAATTTTGTGACCATACCCGCCAATGTTTATTCATTCGGATACTATAAAACAGACAGTACGGTGTGGATATGGAAGGGAACAGTTCTTGGATGGACCCAACTTGCCAATAACAGGGATGGATGGTATGCTAAAACACTTGTAGGTACAGATACTATCGTTATTCGAATTGCACCAAAAGATACCTTAAATCTTGCAAAGTACATGCTTCACAATGACAGCATCGACGTAACAGGATATTTTACCAATAGAAAAGGGTTATTAAAAGTTGACAAAAATCCAGACATAACACCCGGGACACATACCAAAATCAGTTACGACGCCAAAGGATTAGTTACAGGCGGAGCGGATGCTACTACCGCCGATGTGGAACCAATAGGAAACAGGCAATATTTAACACCAGAAGATTCAATTCAACTTGACAATCTGGCGGCAAACCTCAATGCAAAGGTTGACAAGGTTGCCGGCAAATCCCTTGTTTATGACACGGAGATCGCCAAGATTCATGCGCTGCATGCAGATGATCAGGATCTGTCGAACCTGGTTGTTAAAAATGACAGCTCGAAATTTTACGAAAAGCTTGTAAACAAAACCACTTCAGTAAGCACTGACGGCGCAAGCGACATAAAATATCCAACCGCTAAAGCGGTAAAAACCTACGCCGATGCAAAGGTAGCGGATGCCATCAACGACGGCACAACGACCGTGGCGCCCTCACAGAATGCTGTATTTGATGCACTGGCAGTAAAACAGCCATTAGCCACAGCATTGACTAATATTCAGGACTCGTTAAATAACAGATATAGAAGGCAGGATACTGCAACAGTATTATTAAGTAGATTAAGAGCTATAAACACTTATCAAACCAAATTAACTAATCCAATTTTAGGAACTGGAACAACAAATTATATTGCTAAATGGTTGACATCAAGCACACAAGGAGATAGTCCAATTAAATCAGAATCGGATAAACTTTCAATATTTGGTGATACGTATTCTCATTGTGTTGTTTCGCTTGGTTTAAATAGCATTAGTCCATTGAGTCAATTACATCAGGTAGGATTTTATTCTGCATTAAATGGTAATTCATATGCAAATGGTGTAGGAAGTTTTATTGCAGGATTCGAGACGGCATTAGGAACTGCATCAGGAAGTCAAACAGTAGATCAGGTAACAAATTTTAGTGTTGGTGGAATTGCAAAGGGTTCAGGTACGTCAATAACTCGGACTATTGGGTATAGTGCTTATGATGAATCAGCCGGAACAAATAACGCAGCTATTGCATTATTTGAATCTTCTTTTACAGGTAATTGGTGGATGTATTACCCGGGTTCAAGGCCATCATATTTAAATGGTAAATTACTGATTCAAGGAACCAATCAGGTAGGAATGCTAAATGTTGGAACACTTTCGACAGGATGGGTTGGGAATAATATAGATATGGCTGTTAAGTTGGCTAATTCAAATTATGGAGCAATATGGGAGGCGGATAACGATCAGAGCGCATTATTATTGACAAGCGCAACAGGTAAATTCAAATTTTCTACATCCTATGCTTCTACGGGAAGTTATAGAAAGATAGATATTACGCCTGGCGGTAATCAGGATGTGTATTTACAATCATCAGGAACAGGGAAGGTGACAATAGGCGGAACGTCAGGAACAGGTAAGTTAACTATTGGAAATACTGCAACATCAGGATTTGGAACCAATGTATTAGATTTGGTTATTAAATTATCAAGTACTTATGGTAGTTATTTTGAGGCTGGAAATGATGACAGTGGATTAATGATTAAAGACGCATCCGGTATTTTTAATTTATCAACAACATATGGATCAACAGGTAGTTATAGAAAAATAGGAATAACACCTGGAGGTAATGCTAATTTATTATTACAACAGTCAGGATCAGGATCGGTATTTGTTGGATATTCAGCAGACCCAACATCCGGAAATAAATTTGCAGTCAATGGTACTGGATATTTTTCAGGAAATTTATATGCGCCAGCAATTAAATTATCAAATTCGACAGAAGGTTACGTACTTAAAATTCATTCAGACGGTACAGTTTATCCCGACTCACCTACTTCCGGAACTATCTACAATGGTGCATGGGATGCTTCAACAAATACACCAACTCTTGCAAATGGAGTAGGTACAACAGGAAGTTATTATCATTGTACAGTATCAGGAACTGTTAACTTTGGAGCCGGAAATATAACCTTCACAGCATATAGTGATGACGTGGCTTACAATGGATCAATTTGGCAGAAAATACCACAGGCGCAATATTCTCCGGTAATTGCAACTGCTTCAAATTTAGGGGTGGTTAAAATTGGATCAGGAATTACGGTTGATTCAAACGGAATTATAGGTACTTCTCTTTCCGGATTAGGGGGAATTGGACTAACAAACTTAAGTTCTACCATGTCGGGTTTAACCTATACCAACACAACCGGAGTATTCAGTTTAACATCAGGTTACTATTTCCCAACAACAACAGATCAAACAAACTGGAATAAATACAATCAATGGGATGGAGGCAGTACTGGTTTAGTTGCAGCAACAGCACGCACTTCATTAGGTCTTGGTTCTGCCGCATTATTAGATTCAACTCATTTTTCAATATTTAATCATGTTCATGGTAATATTACAAATACAGGATATTTAGGCACAACCGCAACGATCCCTTTAATAACCGGAACTGGAGGAATCATTCAGGCCGGAAGTTTTGGTACAACGGCCGGAACATTTGCGCAGGGAAATGATTCCCGAATAAACAATGGACAGACGGCTTATGGCTGGGGGAATCATGCTTCCGCCGGATATGTTACTGGCACTCCGTGGACTGGTTATGGGTATCTCACTTCTGCTGACTTAAGTGGATATGCAACACAATCGTGGGTAAACTTACAAGGCTACGTTACTGGCACTCCTTGGACGGGCATGGGTTATCTCACCTCCAGTTCACTGACTGGCTATGCAACGCAAACTTGGGTAGGACAGCAGGGTTTTGTAATAGGGGACTATCTCCCAATCTCGGGAGGAACCCTTACCGGAGCATTAAACGGTACTTCAGCAAGCTTCTCTTCGTCTGTGACAGCCTCCAATTTCTGCGATTCAGACATTCGGCTCAAAAACCTGCTTGGGTCGTTTGATATCACTGATTACAACAAGGTGTCTGCCATTAAGTTTCACAAATACAATTTTAAAGCGGATACAACCGCCACAACACGATATGGGGTCGTAGCGCAGGAGGTCGAAAAGGTATTACCTGAACTTGTGCACACGGACGCCGACGGATTGAAGTCGGTTAACTACGTCGATATGTTGGTTTTGTTGGTGGCACAACAGAAGGAGGCAATAGAGAAATTGGAAAAGAGAATCTCGGAAATGGAAAATAGGACAGACGTAATTCAAGGAAAGAGATTCGAGATAGGAAATTCCCAAATTAATTATCTACCAAAATGAAAGTAAAACTATTATTTCTATTCCTGATCATGTGGGTTAATACCTACGCACAGAAACTGCCTATCAATGGCCTGTGCTGGTCGGACATTAAAGCAGCCGTTGGTGGAAGCTGTCTCGATGAAGCGTTTGCCAATGCCAACCCTGCATGGTTTGATACTACTTATAGTGAGAGCGGTAACTGCTTGATGGAGTTTCGTAATTATGGAGCACCACCATGCACTCGTCCAAGTGGATTAACTGCTTGTAGTTTATGGTATGAAATGCAAAGTGGGTATAGTGTTACGTGTGACAATGTTTGCACTGCCGTAACATTATCAGCCGTATATGGATTGGATGCTCAAGGGGCATTAACAGAAGGGTCAGATATTTATTTCAATTCACATTCGGATGATTGCACAAAAATAGATGATGGTTGTTATGTGCTAACAATAGGATTGGGACCAAAATATCCCGTTCAGGTATCTGGCGGTAAATTATATTATTTAAGTTGTTCGTCAGTTGCAACGGTAACGACAAACTCAATTATAAATATTGCCTACACAACCGCATCAAGTGGCGGGAATGTGACGGCAGACGGCGGGGCTACCGTAACTGAGCGGGGTATTGTGATTGGCACCTCTTCTGATCCTACAATCGCATCATATATTCAAAAAATAAGTAGTGGAACCGGAACCGGATCCTATTCAATTGACATTACCGGACTTTCTGTCGGAACAACCTATCATGTGAGGGCTTATGCGATCAACTCCGCAGGAACCTCATACGGCTCAGATGTTTCATTTTCGACTGCATCCATTACCGTCCCAACGGTATCAACCACTACGGCCTATTTCATTGATTTTGATGCCGCTTATTTTGAAGGGACAGTCAATGACGATGGCGGGGCAAGCGTAACTGAGCGGGGATTCTGTTGGAGTACATCGCCTAATCCAACCATTTTCGATAATACGTCTTCAAACGGAACTGGTACGGGATCATTTAATCACACCGCATATGCCCTCGAGCAAAACACCACCTACTATATCAGAGCTTATGCCACAAATAGTCAGGGTACGGCCTACGGGGCTGAACTTAGCGTAACACAGCCAGAAGAATGCACAACAAGGCCCGTGGGACTAACTCATTATGTTTTCATGAATGCAACTCGGCTTGGATCTGTTTGGACGGATGTTACATCTAGCAATATCTGTACAATAAATCTCAATGATGAGGGTACTGGATATCAAGGTGAATCATCTGGTGCAGGCACAGCAGTGTATCTTGGGCTGACAGAAACCGATTGCAGTAAAGTTCCAGATGGATACTATCTAGTCACTCAATTTTTTATACTACGAGCTAGAATCCATATAATTAACGGAATATGGCACGATGAATGTCCATAATAAATTACTGAAGCAAAATTGCCACCGTGCTGCAGCTATATAAAAATATTTTTGTTAACACGAAAAAGAAGAGACATGACAGACGAAGCAAAACAACGATACGACGAGGACAAACCACATTATGAGGTTATAAGGACTATCGTCCAGGACGAATTTAAGCCGATAATCAGAAATCTTAATTGGTTTTTCGTTATTGCAATATCGTCAATTGGTTATCTGTTCATTAAAACTTCTGACCTGGAAAACAATAAGGCAAACTCAGGAGAAGTGATTTTAAAGTCACAATACTACCAGATTGAAAAGGACGAGCACAGGATGATGAAAGAGGTATTTATCAATCCTTCTCGATCAATCTACGTTCTGGATCAAATCAATGAAAATATAGCAGAGAAATTGGGATTTACCTACATCACAAATAACAAACAATAAAAATCATGGTAAAGAGTGAAGACTGTATTCATAAATACGGCACGCCATCGCAGGCAAACAAATGGATGGTATTGTGGAATATTCCGGAGGAGCTAAAAGTAGGGATGATCCCAAAGAGGATTTATTGTAATTCTGACTTGGTTGAGCCTCTAAAACTCGCATTTAAGTCTCTAATTAACACCGGAATGGTTGATGAGTTAAAGACATGGGACGGCTGTTTTAATATCCGAAAAATGGCCGGATCAAACCTTATGAGTCTGCATAGTTGGGGAATCGCTGTTGATGTCAACGCTGCCGAAAATGGATTAGGGCAACCCCCAAAACTTTCGAAGGAATTTGTCGAGTGCTTCACTAAAAATGGTTTCGATTGGGGTGGAAACTTCACCCGTCAAGATGGGATGCACTTTCAATTATCACATATTTAACCACTTAACACTTTTTATCATGACAATCGCAGGAAGAATTTTAAGAGCAATTGCAACGCTATTCAATAATTTGAAGCGTGATGTAAAGAAAGCATTACCGTTGGCAGTTGTAGTAGTCAACGGCGTAAAGGACTTGGTAACAAATCCTACAAGCGGGAGTATTTTCGATTCGGTGCTTGACTTCGTGAAAAAGGCAATTCCAGGTGTTCTTGATGATGCTATAATTGACAAGGTTCATTTGGCCCTACACAATACACTGCCAAAACTCGCACTCAACCTAACAATTCTCAACGAAATTGAAGCTATTTCAGATCCTGTTTTGAAAGCCGAAAAACTTAATGATGCTCTTCAAAACGCAATAGCACAACTGAATTTCTCAACAGACGAAGCAAAAAGAAATTTTTGGGACGGTCTGATGAAATTAGTTGCAGTGGATATTTCAGATGGGAAAATAACATGGGAAGAGCTTTCCGGACTTTCCAAATTCGTTTTTGACAACATCGAAGAATTGAAAGTTAAAATCAAATGAAAATCCCTGACTTCCAAATTAATATCGTTTCAGTTTATCAATTCATAAAAAAATTATGCCATGAAAAATTTAAAATTAGTGCTATTATTCGGGGGAACCCTGATCCTGTTGTTGATATTCCAAAATGTGAATGCCCAGGAAGCGATTCAATCAGTAACGCCAAACCCCGGATTCTTCGGTAAGATCGGCCAGTGGTTGCAAAGTCAAGTTGTTTGGTCTGTAGTATTATTTGTTGCAGGTATAGCATCTAAAAACGGATGGACTAAGATAGCTAAGGCTATTTTAGGGAGAACTACTATCGTGACAAGAGAGTTGAGCCATGTTTCGCTTGCTGTATCGAACTTTTCTGATTTAATTGATAAAGCTATTGAGAATAATGGGAATGTAGATCAGAACAGCTTAAAAGAAGCGTGGGGGGCTGGAAAGACCGTTGTAGTTGAGGCAAAAGAAGCTTGGGTAACGATTAAACCCAAAGTATAATCCTCATATTTTCAGAATATAACGACCCAAATAAAAAACACAGACGTAAATTTGATTTTTGAATACTAAATTATTGAGTTATGGTAGTGAAATTATTAAAATCATGGTTGGGACAATCCATAGGTGACGAAGTAAATGTCCCCGCAGTAGTGGGTGAACAAATGATAGCTCAGAATATTGCTACCATAATCGACCCTAACGAATATCCGATAGTGAAAAAACTATCGGTGGAACTTGTACGTCCGGCTACAACGACAACTTATGATGCCGGAGACGCCATATTAGGTACGGTAACGGCGGTAAAGCAAAAATGGACACTGACCCTTTCAGGTACCTTTGGATCTGCTGTAATCTCAGATGTTGGCGGGTTGTCAAAAACCATTGACTTCTCAACCTCACTGACGCTTACCGCAGCCGGATTTGTTACTGATAACGCAGCCGATTATTTGGCCGAAGGAGTAACATTAACCTCTGATGGTGCTGATCTGATTTTCGAAGCTGTCACCGAGGGTAATCCAATTGCCAAACCTGTTATTACTAACCCAACAAGTGATATGGCTGGAACGGTTCACCACAATACAGCGAACCGTGCAGCAGTCAAGCAAAAAGAGACAATTACTCTTGCCGGAGAATACGGATCGTGTGTTATTTCAGCAGTTGGTGGACTAAGTAAAACGGTTACTTTCGATACCGACTTGGGCACCACAGCAGGAAACTTTGTAACTGCCAACGCTGCAGAATACCTCACAAAAGGCATCGTCCTAACAAGTAATGTTGCAGACCTTATTTTTGAAGCTAATGTCGCCGGAGTAGGTTTTACCGCTCCACTCATTTCGGGTGTGGCCGGAGATTTTTCAGGAATAGTAACTCATGCTGTTGCCAACAGGGAAGCGGTTGCTCAGGTTGATACGGTAACTATCACCGGTGAAAACGGTACTGCCCTTGTAACAGGTATTGGCGGACTGTCGAAAATTATGGATTTTGACACTTCCTTGAAAATAACGGCGGATGCTTTTGTAACTAATCATGCAGCAGCTTATGATGCAGCCGGAGTAACGGTGACGGCCGGAGAGACCGACACGCTTATCTTTACTTCAAAAGTGGCCGGAACACCCCTTGTGGCCGCAGTTGTCACCAATCAAACCGGAAATTTAGCGGGGACTAATGCCGTTTCAACGGAAAACGTAACAGCAGTAAAGCAAGTTGAGTCAATTGCAGTTTCGGGAGTAAGTGGTTATGCGGTGATTGCACTTACAGGTGAACTTACCAAATATTTGACTTACGCAACTTCTGTCGCTGCTTCGATAAATGCTTTTATCACAGCCAATGCGGCCCTTTATCTTGCACAGGGAGTTGTTCTAAGTAGGGATAACGCCAACCTTGTAATGACTGCTAATGTCGCCGGCGCAGGCTTTGTCGCACCAACTATTACCAACGTACCCGGAGTTCGTGGAACAGTAGATCATACCACAGCCAATGTTACCGCTATCAGACAGATGGAAGAAATTTTGATTAGTGGAACTTTTGGTCAGGCTACCATTGCAGCGGCCGGGGGACTAAGCAAGGTAATCACCTTTAATGGTTCACTTACAACAACACTCGTAGATTTTGTCACTACGAACATAGCCCTTTATGACGCACAGGGCATTATGATCACTTCCGCCGGAAACTCATTGAGATTTTATGCTAAAGTAACGGGTACCGGATTTACAGCACCGACAATTACCGTGAAAGCAAACCTGTCTGGTGTAGCAGTACAGACAACGGCCAACACTTCTCTTTCGGCGCTGAAATTTATAGGTGCTGCAAAACAAAAAGGTGCCGGAGGAAAACTTTTGATGGTAAAAGTGGCTACTAACATGACCATGTTTGCCGGCAAAACTATTCGTCTGTGGTTCTCGGCTTCTGAACCAACTTTGATTGTAGGTGACAATATCGCCTATGTCAGTAAGTATGCCAATGCCGGAGCAAGTGATTTTTATGTGGACGTTAAATTTGACGCTCTGCTGGCTAACTCAGATATGGTTTACGGCGTGGCTCTTCCGGCTCAGCCTATGCCATTTTCCACGGCAGATAAAACGCTGTACTGTCTGGTCCAGTCTGTCGACGGCGCAGAAACGCCAACCTCGGAAGGAAAAATTCTCTTTAACGCTTATTTCGAAAGATAATGAACACACGAAAAATGGTTGCCGGTAAAACATACATTGAGTTTTTATACTCAATGTCAGACCTGTTTACCATCATTAAAAACAGGTGTTCAATCTACGTGGCCGCACTGGTGGCCGAGGGAAAGATTAAAGATCCGGACAGGTTTCTTATTTCCGATGACGAAATGTCTTTTTTCTACGCTTCCGGTGAAAGTGCTATGTTTAACTCATACAACACGCTCAGTCAGCTTTCTAGGGAGATCACTAATATCATACCCACAACGGTTTTTGACAAGTCTGAGGGCACGATAACCATCCGTGTTGGGTATAAGTCCACCATTGACAATTCAGTGATTAGTTCATGGGAAATTGCCATTCGTGACGTGATAAATTCCTACATCCTAAAAGATTGGTATCAACAGTTCGGTTTCGCAAGCGTGGATGACTACCCCGCCAAATTCAAAACCCTGTACGATATTTCCATGACACGGTTTAAGAGCGACCTGAATTGGCTTGATCCCGATTCTTTAGAGACGGCAAGGATTAATTTGGAGACCGCTTTCAGGGAATACATTGATGAAAATTTTGTACTTAAAGCATAGGCCATGATACTTTCAACTCAAAATAGTCTGCTGAAATTTAAGTACGATATAAATGATCTGCTAAAAATCATTCAGCCGCTTACATTCCTTAAGAATAGAAGCCGGAAAGACCCCACGGGGTCCTCACTGATCGAAGATAAGGGAATGGACGAAGAAGACAAGCTAATCCTACTTAACTTCCTTGAATCAGGCTCAAAACGCGCCTATGAGGTTCTTACCTTTCTTACCAGCGATGTAGTAAAACCCTATTCGTGGAAAGAGGCCGGGACTGAAAGTCAAAATGCGGTGGTGATAACTATAAATAAACTGGATTGGATGGCAACCAATCTTCCGGTTTTGGTTGATGAGAGGATTCAGCAGGTTATTATTGAGTACACGCTTTATCAGTGGTACAAACACAATGCGATGTATGACGATATGAAAGTTCATTTCCTTGAATATGAAAACGCAACTCAGGATTTAAGAACCGGAAGTCGCTTGCGAAAAACAAGGCTGGTCCGGCCAATGAGTTTTCCATAAAAAAAGCCACTCTATTCGGGTGGCTTTATTATTTTACTTTCGGGGTTAAAACTTAAATAGTGGGAATGTTATTTAAGTTTTTAAGAATAATTCAACCTCAGATCCAAAATCATACATTGTTCCTCTGTTTTTACAGCATCCATTTTTGCCATTTTTAGGAGTGTAATCTTCACAATCTTTTCCGCACTCAGATGCTTCTCCGCAAGTTTGTGCCTCCTTGCAGTATATAAAGTTTTTGTCTTTGCTTTTTACGGCTTCAAACACTTTAATTTTCGTCAATCTACTAAATCTCATTACATCTTGAAAATGATCTTCTGGATAGCAATGCTCTGAATCCTCATCTTTAAAATACAACTTTTTCATGGTTTTATTTTAAAATGGTAAATCGTCCGGTTCGTTTGAATCCCCACTGTAAGTAGGAGCTTCGTGCTTATTAATAGGATATTCAGCTTTGGTGGCAGGCGCCTCCGGTTGTTCTCTTCTTTCAAAGTTGAAAGTTTTACCGGAACCAACATAAATTTTTGGTTGCCTTGATGTTCTTTCTTCTTTGGTTTGGCTGATAAATACAGACAGGTCGTTACCGAAATTATCCGGTTCTCTTCGGGTGTCTGTGGTTATGTTGAAATACTTTTTACCGTTCTTTCCTTTTGTAATTTTACTCTCAGGAATGTCACTCAGACAGATGCTTAAATTTTGCATGATTGATTGTTTTTAATTTCCTTTAACATATTGTAAATTTCCAAAACATTTTGATTTTCATTTTCTTCAAAGTTGATATACTCACCTCCGTAAAGGAGGAAATGGTAGGTTCTTTTCAGCACGAAAAGGTTATGCGCAATTAAAATTAGCGCAAAGACAAATGGTAGTGCAAGCATTCTCGGAAAGAAATGTCGCTTGTTAAATTTTAGGTTTTTCATAGATTAGATTTTAATTTTGAATTTTATTTCTCGATATAGTGCCTGTATTTCCGGTATGTTTTCAACGTTTTTAAGATGCTTAATTACAGTAGAGTGGTCACCCCTATCTGTAAATGAACCAACCTCTCTCAGTGATAATTCAGGCCATAATTCTGTTACAATAGCACTTGTTACGGCCCTCATGTCTGAATATTCCCTTTTCCTGCAAGTCCCCCTTAGATTTTCCTTACTGACACCAGACGCCTCACAAATAGCATCCACTATCGTATCGTAAGTATAGTTGCAGATCTTAACTTCCTTCTCTTTTTTTACCTTAAACCTGAATGCGTTTACTCCGGTGCGTGACAAACACCTGTGAAGAATGATTTGTACCATCTTTGCCTCTGATCTGGTTATCTCGATAAATTCTGCATCCATGACCTATTCTAAGTTTTAGGTTATTTTTCAATCCATCTTTTTCTCCCATCTACCACAATCAACTCAAAATTGTCGCTTGTCCGGTGCGGATTACACATGGCTGTCATTTCAAGATAAGAATATGTTTTGATTTTGCGGTCAAAAGAGACGATTTCAGCTATCATCGGTCTTTTGTAATGGCAAGTATCAACTACGTGTGCAATCGCATCATGTAGCCTTTGTTTGGTGAACTTATGCTCCTTTATCCGGTCGGCTAGGATTATTATGTAGTTGTTATCAATCTCCGGGAATGTAACAGTCAGCTTTACCAGTTCCGATTTAAGGTCGGAGGCCGTAGCTAACTCATCCTGGTAAAGAGATATTTCGTTACTGGTCGAACTTTGCGTCAATGATTGCTCCGAGGTTTGTAGCTTTGGGAGCAGATTTGATAGTTTTTCCATTTTTAAGTTTGTTGTTGATTTCGTTGAATTTTGAAACGATTATTGGTAGGCTCATATTTTTCTGCAACCAATCATCCGGAATCATGCAGCAGTTTTTAAAAAACGCAGCCAAATCACAAATCGTTTTTTCTGAGTTTGCATCCGGATATTTTGATTTGTAGAGCTGTAGAATTTTTGAAGCAGCAGCTCTTTCTTTTCCTTTCGCCATCAAAACATATTCTGAACCAAATATTTCAAAATAGGATTTCTGGAAGGATTCGATGATTTGTGAAACAAAATCATCTTTCTTATTCTTATCATTCTTTACATTCTTATCATTATTGTCTATATTGAGACTCTCTCGTTGCCTTCGTGTTTCCTCCGTGATTTCTTCATAGTTGCCTTCATAGTTTTTAGGGTCTTGGTAATACTCATAATTTAAGGCTGTTATAAGTGTTCCGTGTGTTGCTTTCATGGTTGCCACCATGTTTCTTTCACGTAGCTTTCGTAGAGATTTCGTAAGCTGTGGTTTTGAGTACTTCATTTTCCGGAATCCGGCATACCAATGAAGATCTTCTGCTACATCGGTAAGATTAAAATATCCACAACCTCGTTTAAGCTTTCCATCTGGATTGTGGTTCACTTTTCTTAGAATATAAAGCCATAATTCCCTTACAATAGGTGGCTCATGAATTAATTCAGAATTATCAATTACTCTCGGCTGTAATATGTAACCTCCTTTAATACACATTTGATTTTCCTTTATTACATTTAAAGCATAATGACTGAAGATTATCTTTAGTGGACTTTCCCCCTAATGACACGGGGATTATATGGTCAACCTCGATTTCTGTTTCAGATGCAGATTTTCCGCAAGAGACACATTTGAATTTGTCCCTTTTAAGAATTTCATACCTTAGTCGGTAGTTGATGACTGATCTTTCTTTTTTTATGGAAGATTTTGTTGATTTAGCGGTAGATATTATTTTTCTCAGGTATAAAACCTTACTGAAATAGAAAAGTTTCCAGCTATTATTATAGAATGTTTTCCAGTCAAACAATCCAATCAATTCTCCATTTTCGTTTTTAACTTCAATTCCAATGGATATTTGTTTATTAGTCACGGAGCATAAAATTGGATCATCTGTGTACCAAATGGAGTTTGATCTTTTTTGATATAATTCCATAACCTTAGTTTTTATCGTTATTTCTTGCCTTTTCAAGTTTTAGGATAAACTCTTCCTTCTTTTTTACCGGATCGTCTCCTTTATGGATGAAGATTACCGTTTTTGCGTCAATTCTCAAAGCAACAGTTCTCTTAACTGAGACATTTTTCTTTATCCTTCGGATAGCAGCCTTTTCTTCGTGGCGAAATTTGAGTGAGTCAATCATTGGTTTGGTGTTTTAGTTTATATTCCTGGTTGAGTTTTTTGTATTTTGTGATTATGAACATAACTTGAAACCTGTCCCATTTCCATCCATTACGTTCTCGGTTGGCGGTTAGGTCTTTTAGTTTTTGATATTCTACCTCTCCTATTTTTTTTCTAACCCAATCACCGTATTCGTAACCTACTCCATGTTTCCAATAATTACACGCCTTACAGCCACCGAAAACATTATTCTCATTAAACTTAAGTTCGGGGTAGTGTCCAGCAGGAAATAGGTGACAGGCTTGGTAATTATCCCCCGTTATCTGTTTTGTTTTTTTACAGGTTGGACAATAAAATCTGTCATTTGGTAGCCTATCCCGATTTCGAATGAATAAATTAAATTCGGTTCTTGCCATATCAAGCAATACCGGAAGAGGTTTACCCATTAAATTATCTGCTCTGCTTTTTTTGCCTGTTTTAGGCTTAATTTTCAACTCTTCTTTCTGAGATAGTATTTCCCTTTTCTTTGCCATTTCTTTTGATATGAGACAATCTTTGCATAGCTTGGAGAAGTGTAAACCACTTGCCATTACTATTGGTGTGAACGGAAGTTTACAGGAAGGGCAGATTATTTGGGTGGAATCGGTCATAATACAAATAATTCTCCTTGTTTATACTCTTTATCCAAAATTCTCAGCCTCCATTTATAGTTTGGCCGGCCATATTGTTCAACTACCTTTTCGTTGGTTTTTTGTAATTTCCCTTCGCTTTCCAAATTAGAAATACTCCTTCTCACGGAAGTTATGGGAACAGATTCAGGGAATAACCTTCGCCAAATTTCTGCCGGAGTGAAAGAACAAAATGGATTTTCTGCAAAGAATTTTATGATCTTGTCGGTTTGATTCTTTGCTGCCTCGGTAAGATTTTTAACCATACCGGGGGATTCACAAGTTGTATTGTAGAATTGGGTCATGGGTTGAATATGTTATAGTCACGATCAACACAGCTTGCATTATTCAGACAAAGTGCCTCACGGGATACGCTAGTTAACTTTATAAGCGAATCTTTGATGTACACCTTTGTATGATTACACGAGCAAGCAATAAGAATCTTTGTCATAAACCACTGCGCATCTTTTTTGTCGTACTTTCCGCCGGACATTAAACCAACTTTATACAGGTCGCAAAAATTTAATGTCTGCTCGATCATCCGGTAGCTACTTTCAAAATCAATGATCGGCTCAATACTGGAAAATGTTTTGAATCCGGCATTGTGAAGCTTTTCCATTGCCTCAATTCGTTCTTGATTGGTTGATGCACCCGGTTCAAGCTCATCGTGGCCGGTAAGGGTAAAGCCAAAAGCGTACAATTCAGGATTTTCAACTCCTCCCCCAAAATTCTTCGAATCTTCCAGCCAGTCATCTACCCACCAAGTACACTTCGTTAGGATTTTAACCGGAACCTTTTTATAGACTGCCATCCCCACGGCATCCCATGTTAAATCAATAGTTTCCGGCAACATTGGATCTGTTGTGAAAGAGAAAAATAATCCATGTTCTTTTAACTCTTGCAAATTTTGCACAAGTTCCTTATGGAAGATGTCGAGTGCATGCGTTTCGTGCTCAAAGAATTTCTTCAATTGTGGCCTGTCCTGCCCCATTACTCCGGCCAGGATTCCCTTTTTGCAATAGCAATAGGTACATCCGTTTGAGCAACCTACATGAAAATTGCACCCCCAATAACTGTACTCACCGGCTTTTCCGGATGGGTTGTAAATAGCTTTACCTTTAAATGTTTTCATATTTCAGAAAGATTTCTATTTAAACTCTGGCACCCATTAAGTTCTGCCTGAATTGCCTGTATGTTTGACAGTATTGCCCGGTAACCATTCTCTTCTGCCTCTTTATCAAAGCACTCTTTAAAACACAATCCTTTAGCAATGTAAGGGATGAGATTGGCGGCTACTTTCCCAATGTTTTCTCCGTCCAATTGAGTAATGGTTCCATTCTTAATTTTCAGGACTGCGATTGCAACTGCCCGGTCGTAATTGGAGATCGCCTGGGCTTTGGCTTGCGCCTGATCTAACAATTTTGGTCTTTCCTGTTCGAGCTCCTGAATCTTTTCCCTTATTAGGTCTGCTACTTGTAGTACTTCCATTTTTTCTCTTATTTCGTGATAACTTGGTTTCTTTTATTTCCAGAACATAATCCCGGTCTTTCTTAACCTTCCGTCTTATCTCCCGGAAGATGCCTTCAAGGGCGGCGTTCTGAATGTTGAATCTCATATTCTTGTATAGATTTAAATATCATTAGGGCGATTTGCGGTACTATTGCGTTTCCGTAGGCTTTGATTGATTCGTTACGATGCCAACCAAGGAATTTGACAACTTCTTTTTCAATCTCCTTAGTCGCCAGTGCAATTTCATGTGACAATTGTGGCAAAGAGTCTGCAAATTGCTCTCTGAATTGTTTTTCCAGTTCCCGTCCACGTGGTGAACATCCAAGAGAACCGTACTTGTGCAAAGTTCGCAATAGTCCTTCTGATGCTTTCTCGCCAAAAGGTGAAAACTCCCCTTGTGCGATATTGGGGGCCTGACATAACTGCAAGACTTGGAGCAGTATTCCCTCTGTATGAATCTTGTATAATCCTCCAACCTCCCGTTGAACATCCTTCGATTGAAAGGCGTCCCACACTTCTTGCAGATCTTTTCTGTCGTAATCTTTGCTAATCGTCCCATATACCTCTGATTTTATATTTCTAACCATTGATTCGGAAATCCCATCATACACGCCACGAACCGGGGATTGAGTTGGGAAGTTTGTCCAGTCCGCAACAGGAAACCTGGAACTGTATCCCGATCTCGCAGCGAGATCGGGAGTGTTGAGTTTTTTCCGTCTTGTGCTGACGGGGTTGGGATAAGCGAATATTTTGGTCTCTTTGTGCTGTGATACTTCGCTTGTTCGAAGTCCTGATAAGTCACCATTGAATTGGTGGGAGTTGGGAGTAGCTTCATTTCCGCTAAGTCGTTCAGGCCAAATGTCCATCCTTGTTGAATTTTTCTCTGAGTCCGACCATCTTCCAACTTCGATCCGCTCTTTTCGTCCCGCGCTTGTGGTGTTGGAAGTAAACCCCGATTTGCCAATTCTCCTATTGTCATTCCGAATCCATTCCCATTCTTCTTGGATGATTTCGCTTTTTCCCTTCTTTTGTCCACAACTTCCAAATCCCCGCAATTTGTGTCCATAACAAGCGGAGTGGGCAATAAACCAAACCCTATCCCTTCTATGGGGAGCGTTGACACCACAAGCTGGAAGTATAAACGGTTGTACTTCGTACCCTTCAGTTTCCAGGTCAGTCTGCACCTGCTCGAATACCACCCCTCCATCCCAACTAATAATCCCGCCAACGTTTTCCCCCACGATGTACTCCGGGCGGATCTCTCGTATAAGTCTAAGCATCTCCGGCCAGAGGTGGCGGTCATCTTTTGTGCCTTTTCTTTTTCCTGCAAGGCTGAATGGCTGGCATGGGAACCCTCCTGTAAGGACGATTGGCCCACATCTCCAGTTTGCTCCAAAACGCTGAATAAGTTCTGTATTGAGTAATTCATAAGTTAATGTTTTTATATCTCCGTGATGATAGGCTTCCGGCCAATAATATTTCAAAACTTGTTGTCCAAATGGGTTAATTTCACATGATGCGTAGTTTTTCCAACCCATCCATTCCGAAGCCAGTTCAAAACCACCAATGCCGGAAAATGTTGAAATGTGTATCATGCCCTCATCTGTTTATGATCCCTTGAAAAGTTTCTTGCTTTAAGCTGCGGATGATTTGGCACAACCCTAACATAAGGCTCGGCTTCAAAAGGAAACCGAGGAATCTTTGAATAAGATATTTTGTTCTCTTCCAAAAAGTCAATGTATTCATCCAGTGTTAGGTCACACAGGTAAGATTCAAAGCAGGTAGATGTTTGGAGTTGGGTCATGGCTATTTGGTTGCTTTGTTTATTGCGGCCTGTCCTTGTTTTGAAATCCACGGGCTATTTGGGTATCTCTTTACCATTTCTATCGCAAATTCAAGTAATTCAGGTGCGGCGGCAATGAGTTTTGCGTTAGCCTCAACTACCTTCATATTCATTTCTGAAATATGGGTACAATCAGCATCATAAACTTGACATATTGTTTGTCCATTTTCTGCAATTACATCAATGCCATCAATTATCCATTTTCCTTTTGTAAATTTCGTTTCCATATCAAAACGGTTGTTTATCAAAGTTTATCTCCATTCCCTTCTCTGCCACACTCACATTTTTACCGGTAAGTTCCGTTATTTCTTTCTGAAATCGCTTACCATCCGAATTGTGGCTTGAAAGGTGGATGAGTACAATATTGTTGACTTGTGTTAAGTCGTTTGCCCGGAGTAGGTCTTTGAGGATTGAAAGCTCCGTATGAGATTCCTGTACCCGGTTGACCACCGAAGGGTGAACCTTGCCTGACAGAAGATTATCCATGAGAATTTCTTGATCGTAATTACACTCACAAATTATCTGGTTTAATCCCTTGAATTTGAAAGGACTGAACCAGGTATCGGTGAGAAAAAGGATATTTCCTGATTCTGGGTGATGGATTAAGAAACCCAATGGCTCCCTCGCATCATGTTTAATTCCAAAGGCCAATACCTTAAATTCTCCGATCATTACCGAACACTTTGGAATAACATGTACTCGGTGCCCGGAAAGCCCTAAGGCGTCAATAGTGCCCTGTGAGGTAAAAACGTCTATCCCGGCCCTTGAGTATTCCCTTGCAAACTTGCCATGATCTCCGTGTTCGTGAGTAATTATGGCCGAAACGCTTGAAATGTTAAAATCTAAGACCTTTTTTGCCTCTTTTAGAGGTATTCCACACTCAATAATCAATGAACTGCCATCTTTACTTTTCAGGATGTAGCCATTACCTGCTGAAGATGAACCCAAGCAAATTAGTCGCATCTTAATTCCTTTTTTGGTTTAGTTAATGAATCTTCTATGTTAAGGGCTTTAGGTATGAGTTATTTTTTATGGGAGTAGGCATTACCCTACTCCCTGTTGATAATTAGAATCTCGGTCCTTTAGGTTGATCTTTTGGAAATAGTTCAGAAGCAGGAGGATTTGTGGCTGCCGCCTCTTTCGAAGATTCTGCAACTTCCTGTTTCGGTTGCTGCTTAACCTCGGTGGCCGGTTCCGGGTTCTGCTCGGTCACATCTTCAAACCCTATTTCTTCCACGTTAGCGTCAACTTTCTGTTCCCGAATTTCCTTTTCTTCATCCTCATCATACAAGTGGGAATCATCCGAAGAATTAATAATTGGCTTACAGGCTCTTTGGATTACTGTTTTGCAGCACATTTCGTCCGTGAAGTTGATATGCGCCCCAGAGTTACCTTTTGCGGCACCCTGCATCCATGCGTTACGGATTTGAGTCATGTTCATTAAGGTAATATCCTTAACTCCATTCTCCATTTCTGTAATTGCGTAGGCACCAATGATCTTTTTCAGGTCGATGTTTTCCAACTTCTGATCGTGTTTTATCAATCTCCTTCTTCCGGTTTCCGGGACGATTTCATAAACGAACTCATCACCTTCATAGATCACGTTTGCCACAACGTCTTTCATACCTACCCTTTTGGCAATGGCAACACTGCCTTGATAGCTTCTTGAAAGCTGAAGTTTGTTCCCGTAGGCAATGAAGTAGCACTGCTTTTTCATCGGGGAAAGCCCCTGAACAACCATATCAAGAAGAGCTTGGGCTACCGACTCTTTTGTGCAGACTGAAAGCACCGGTTTTTTATCCCGGTCAACCGTTTCCTGAAGAATAAGGAATGCACTTTTCAGGGAGTTTTCAGCACTAAAGTCTTTCGGAAGAGTTAGGGCACCTGCTTGTTGGAATTGTACAATCTTCGCAAGTACCTGGTCACTGATGTTTTTCTCTTTTACCGCCGGGATTGCACTATTATCAGCAACCGGAGCGTTTTTGATTTCTGCCATTTTAGTTTTGGGTTTTAAAAATTATTGATTAAAAAGTGTGTCCTGAAGAATTGCCGGCATAATTATTGCCTCTTGATTTTCAACCCCAACGGCATCAACAAGTACAGTTGTGTCAATTCCGGTAAACCTGCACCGAATGTTTTCATCCGGGCAATAGAGTGCCTTTGCTAACTTTGCGAGTAAAACAGGGTTGAATCCGATGAAGTGAACCGATTTAACACCCTTTGAAGTTGCGTCACTGAATATCTTATCGAAATTCGGTTGATCTCCTTCAAGTTTGAAGTATTCATAGAAGGCCGTTCTGCCATCCGTGTCTTTACATTGGATTCCATCCTCATTTGCCTCTGCAAACTCAAACCCCATTATGGCTTTGTAGTTGTCTTTGTGCAGACTTTTGCCATCAAGCATTTCAGGATTGATAATTGAATGGTATTCCAACGATTGACGAATTGCAATATGTCCTTCCGAAGCGCAAGCGAACCCATTCATAAAGTGAACGCAAGCAAATATTGGACGTAGTGGATCATTTGCACAAGCCTCATGTAGCTTGGTTGAGAAAGTGTATTTTTCTGACATTTATTTTGGTTTTGTGCCCTTTCAGGCGGGTTTTATTTCACGAAAAAGTTTTTAAAGGTTGAATTTCCGTATTCACCTTTCGTTACTTCAATTATTTCAGCAATTGAGTATTCTTTCTCTTTTTTAGTAAGCCTGTTTGAAACAAAGTCTTTTGTTCCAAAACTGCATGCACCTGTAATCACACGATAACATTCAATTGCTTTTTCAAAACTCATTTTACTTTCAAGGCTGAGGTTTTGAAAGTCAGATTTATCACGATTTGATATTTTGAAAATCAAATCTTCTTTTGCTTCCTTAATCGTATCTCCATGTGAGAACTTACCTTTCCCATCGGTGACCAGATAGGTCTCTTTCGTTGATCCAATTTTCTGAATTTTGAAAATGTTCCCTTTGTGGGATATGACTTTTGAAAAAATACCATCGGCTTTGATGTATAGCTTATTCCTCCACTGAAAAAATGATTCCTCGTTGATGTTTCGTTTGACTTTACTTGTGTCGGTGATCTGTGTTCCACTGAGGTCGAGGGAGCCACCAACAGTCAGGTTATCCGGTAATGCGGTGATCTGTGTTCCACTGAGGTCGAGGGAGCCACCAACAGTCAGGTTATCCGGTAAGGATGTGATCTGTGTACCACTGAGGTAGAGGGAGCCACCAACAGTCAGGTTATCCGGTAAGGATGTGATCTGTGTACCCCTGAGGTCGAGGTAGCCACCAACAGTCAGGTTATCCGGTAAGGATGTGATCTGTGTTCCACTGAGGTAGAGGGAGCCACCAACAGTCAGGTTATCCGGTAAGGATGTGATCTGTGTACCCCTGAGGTCGAGGGAGCCACCAACAGTCAGGTTATCCGGTAAGGATGTGATCTGTGTACCACTGAGGTAGAGGGAGCCACCAACAGTCAGGTTATCCGGTAAGGATGTGATCTGTGTACCCCTGAGGTCGAGGGAGCCACCAACAGTCAGGTTATCCGGTAAGGATGTGATCTGTGTACCACTGAGGTAGAGGGAGCCACCAACAGTCAGGTTATCCGGTAAGGATGTGATCTGTGTACCACTGAGG